AGGCAGTATGGCTTACTGATATAGTGTAAACTGAAGAAATAAGATGAAGCCTCGGAATTATCCGGGGCTTTTGTAATGGTTACGTTTACTTCGGCTTTGCTACAAGCGAAGAACCACAGATTCCGCAACAGACGGGTTTATCTGAAGACATATATACGATGACTTTATAGGGAGCCTTTTCGTGGAGTGGGCAGACGAACCTGATGAGGTTGTGTCGGCGTGAACCCTTCTTCCGGCTGAAAGTTATTGGTTTTAATGCGAGGGTGTTGATATATGAGACAGCCTCTTCGCTGAGCGTGGTGATGCTCCACCCATAGCGTTCATCGCGTTCAACATTAAGACCGTGATCCTCGGCGGTTTTCCGATAGTTGGAATTATGGTAGAACCCGCTGTTGCTTGTGTCACTGATGCCGTGGACGGCATTATACAAGTGAGCCATTTCGTGAAGGAGCGTTGCACAGATCTTTTCGGGAGCACGGTTGAGGGTGTGGGCATCTATGTTGAGTTCGTATTTGTCTTCTCCCTCGGAGTTGTTCCACACAGGTACAGAAGTCATATGCCCGAATGCGTGTGGCGTACCAGTGAACGTAATGATGACATCGGGGAGCTTCTCACCCTTGCTTTCGTAGAAGTGTTTGTTAAAGAGGTCGAACCAATGGTGGAGCAGTTGCTCAAGCTGAGCGCCATCGGTGATTTTCTCGCGCGTTTGTCTTGGCATAGGAGTTCTCCAAAAATATTATAGAAACCGTTTAAATATATGGATTATACACTATTATATTAAAATTAACGTTTATATTTTGCAAGGAAAATACCATGGAAGGACGGTGACGGCGATGCCCAGAATGCCAGACCACCCGTGCAGCCATCCCGGCTGTCCACGGCTTGTACCAAGGGGAACGAAATACTGTGACGAGCATAAGGCTCTGCACCCGAACGATGACAGAGTGTCCTCCGGCGGTCGTGGCTACGGCAGCAGATGGCAGAGAGCGAGGGGAGAGTTCCTTCGGGCGCATCCTCTGTGCGAGGAGTGTATGAAGCACGGAGTGTATACGAAGGCAACGGTCGTAGACCACAAGCGTCCTCATCGCGGTGATGCGGACCTCTTCTGGGATCGTAGTAACTGGCAGGCACTCTGCAAACCGTGTCACGATAAGAAGACGGGCGAAGAGGACAGCCGGCCTACGTACAAATATTGACCTGACATCTGAAAATAAGGTATATTTGGTTTATCAATAGGAAAGAGGGAATGCCTTATGAAAAAGATGACGGCAATTCTGCTATGCGCCATGCTTGGTGTTTCGCTTACCGCTTGTGGCGGGGGTAGCACGGCGGATACGGCAGAAACGAAGGAAACAACAGAATCGACTGTAACGGAAACGCCGGAAACGGAAACTCAAGAAGAAGTTACAGAGGAACCGGAAGAGTCAACTGAGGCGGCTACGACAGCCGAAGAGACCGAGACCGAAACTGAAGAAGAGGAAGGCGGTATGCCTGACCTTGTGGGAATGTCTGCTGCGGACGCAGAGCAGAAACTGATCGACCTCGGATGCAAGCTAATCACCTCCGTGGACGGTGACGGTGACACCATCATGGCAGGACTTGAGGAGTGGGAAGTCACGGCGCAGAACGTTGACCCCGGGACAGAACTTGATGACCCGTACATGGACATTGAACTGACCTGTCAAAGGTACGATGGCGAAACGGTAGCGAAGAACCCGTACGATGTGGCTTACGAGATCGGCAACGGACAGGCAGACAATTACTACTACATGATCGACTTTGACGAGCAGGTCATCGTTGGTTTCTCGGAAGGGTCTACGCTTTATACTTACGCGACCTACGAAGGGAACTTCGAGGACGGAGCGGACGTGTACTTCCATTACGATGACGGCGATGCCACATGGGTCTTCAAGTACACAGAAGAAGGCAGTGACGAGAGGATGACGCTGACAGATGACATCGGTGACACCTTCATGCACAAAGTCGATGCCGATGAGACCTTAGCGAAGTTTGATGCAATAGAGGGGAAATCTCCGTCAACGGTCGAAGGAGTCGAATAAGAACAGATAACAACATAGCATTGGAAATGAGCGTCTCAGCGATGAGGCGCTTTTCTTATGCCCGGAGGGGCGGTCTACTTCTCTACGCTAAAGCGTCCTGGAGACCGGCGGCCCCCTTCGTGCGCGTGAAAGGCGAAAACAAACAGGGAATAACCCCTGAGGATGTGAAACGAGGTTGATTTCATGGCAAAAGACGGAACTGCCAGAGGGGGGCCGAGGGTCGGCGGAGGCCGAAAACCCAAGGCACTCTCGGAAAAATTAAATACGGGAAATCCAGGCGGCAGGGAACTCACAGTCATGGAGTTACCCGTTGACGCTGATCTGTCCGGCGAGGATATGCCGGAGATAAAAAGTTACATGAAGGACCGACAGAAGAACGGTGGGGATTTTGAGGCGGAGGAAGTTTTCACGGAAACATGGAAGTGGCTCAAGGCCCGTGGGTGTGAGAAACTGGTCAGCACTCAGCTTGTTCGGAACTACGCAATGAGCGTGTCCCGGTGGATACAGTGTGAACGCGCAATATCCGAGTACGGATTTTTGGCGAAGCATCCGACAACCGGGCAGGCGATAGCATCTCCGTATGTATCGATGAGCCAAAATTACATGAAGCAGGTCAACAACCTCTGGTATCAGATCTTCCAGATCGTGAAGGAGAACTGCTCTGTAGCTTATGAGGGCGATACACCACAGGATGATGTGATGGAGCGCCTGTTGCGTATGAGGGGGAAGTAAAGATGTCTCCATTTCATGGGAGAAGCAGATGAGGCCACACAGAGGTGTGGTCTTTCTTATGTCTAAAAAGGGAGGAGAAGCTGATGTTTGAAAAAGTGAACCCGGCACACCCGGACAAAATCGCAGACCGGATCGCAGGAGCGGTCGTGGATCTGGCATACAAAATCGAAGACGATCCGAAGGTCGCAGTGGAGGTGCTCATCGGTCATGGCATTTGTCATGTAATCGCCGAGACTTCCGCACCGATCCATGAGGAGGATGTAGCTGAAGCGGTGAAACGCATCGCCGGGGACATTGCCCTGGACTACGTGGCAGTGCCGCAGGATGTGTATCTCTCCGCAAATCAGCGCGGCTTGATCCGCTGCGGAGATAACGGGATCTTCAAGGGGACACCTGTCACCGGGGAGCAGCAGATGCTCACGTTCATCGCAAAGGAGATCTATGAGCGGTACGGCGCAGACGGCAAATACATCCTTGACGGTGACCGCCTGATCATCTGCCAGAGCAACGCAGCCACTGAGGAACTGAGGGAGTTCGCGCCGGATGCTGAGATCAACCCCATCGGGGACTGGACGGGTGGCACGGTCGTGGACACAGGTGCAACGAACAGGAAACTCGGCTCGGACATGGGAGACTCCGTGACGGGCGGCGGCCTACATGGCAAGGACCTGTCCAAAGCTGATGTAAGTGTAAATATCTACGCATGGCTGAAGGCGCAGGAGACCGGGGAACCGGTGGACATGTGCTGTGCCATCGGAGACGAAAGTGTGAATGACATTCCGTACGCAGAGATTGTAGAGACTGCGCGGAAGTACATAAACGATATCGGTGGATTCGAGAAGTTCGCAGAATGGGGGCTGATCTCATGAAGACAACTACAGATATGAAACTTGTCCCGATTGCGAAACTCGTCCCTTATGTAAATAACGCGAGGACGCATTCGCCGGAACAGGTGATGAAGCTGCGGTCTTCGCTCCGTGAGTTCGGGTTCATCAACCCGGTCATCATCGACAAGGACTATAACGTCATTGCCGGCCACGGACGCATCGCAGCCGCGAAGGAAGAGGGAATCACGGAAGTGCCGTGTGTGTTTGTGGACTACCTGACCGAGGCACAGAAGAAAGCCTATATCCTGGCAGACAATCGCATGGCGATGGATGCCGGATGGGACGAAGAACTCCTGCGTATCGAGATCGAGGCACTCCAGGGCGAGGACTTCGATATCGGACTCACAGGATTTGACGAGGATGAGATCGCCGACCTGTTCGCCACGGATGATGCCGAGGCGGAGGAGGATGACTTCGATGTCGAAGAGGAACTTAAAAAGCCGTGTTTCTCTCAGCCGGGAGATATCTGGCGGCTCGGAAAACACACGGTTATCTGCGGTGACTCCACTGATGCGGAGACATACAGCCGACTGCTCGGCGAGACGAAGGTGAACCTGATATGTACGGATGCGCCGTACTTCGTCAA